AGTTCGCCATAACTGATACCTTTATCTCGCATCACTAGCGGTTTCATCCGTTGGTTTAGTCCTGAGTAAGACTTGTCAAAACTGCTCACTTCAACTCCTTCTCGATGGCTTGAATAGTTGGGCAGGGATAGGAAGCAACTCCCAAATCAATTACTGTCCGAATAACGCAAATTGAGCAATCACCAAACTCGTTTGGCTTATGCAATTCCACTACCGCTTTAAGCGCATTTCCCAAACGGCTCGAAATGGAACAAGAATCGTTTAGAGATTTAATTTCATCCAGCAATTCATCGTGGGTCATTTATATTTCTCCGATTCACAGACAACATCTGCAACTAGCTCCATTGTCGCCTTATCTATTGCCACTACCGCTGGCTCTGAAAATCTCTTACAACGATTACAGTTTTTCGGCCCAGCGTGTTTTATTAAATGCCAATCTGTATTTGCAGATTTGGCGTAAAAGGAAAATGTGGTTTCTTCCCATTGATGACCTAATAACCAGCAAACTAATCTTTTCATTTCTCACCCCTAGCGATAGCGGCGTATTGGTGACAAATACATGAGCAATCTTGATTCTTTTCGTCTTTGCCACACCAAACATCATTAAAACAAGGTTCGCAAATCTCAATCTCCCGCGCTATCTGCTCGCCAATCTCAAACCGAAACTCACAATAGCAATAATGCGCCGTTGGTTTATCGGGGAAGCAGTATGTGGTTTCGGTTCCACAACCCGCGCAGGGTAAATCTTTTAGGTAACTCACTTCTCCACCTCGCTTTGTTGTGTTCTTAATTCGATGTATCGCCCAAACAACATGACGCACCAATAATTTGTTGAGCGATAGAAATAACTATCGCCCGTAATGGATTTTCCTACTTTGAGTTTCACCTACATCACCTCGTCTAATCGTTGGGCTATGTCTAGATAGGTAGGGCACGGGAAGTAATACTTAAACTCACCACATTCCACGCACCAAGATTCGGTTTCATCTGACTTTCCCTCATGCCTCTCCAACACATCTCGGTTGGCTAGGAGAGAGGTAATATATTTTTTAATTATTAATTTAGGGCTCAACATTGGGGTATGCAGAACAATTTCATTGTTAATCCATGTTGTGTATTTTTTTTGTGAGTGTTTAGGTGTGTAAGTCATTTAATCGCTCCCATTAGCATTTCAAGAGTTACTTCAAGGTCATAAATAGTTCCTGAGTTATCAATAACGCGATCAAACACCCAATCGTCAAGAGCTGTTTCCGAGATGTGATTATTTATTGGCGCGACCTTGCGTTCAACTCTCCAGACCTCACCGAATAGCCATTTAATGTTGTCAGCTTCATCGGGGAATCGAACATCGGTGACAACAACTTTATGGTCAGGCTCAACATCGCCTAATGCCAACTCAATCCACAAATTAGCATCTATGAGATTTCTGCCTACCTCTGTTCCAAAAGTCTGCATAAGTCGGCGAACCTCGGGAAGTTGCTTGGTGCGCTCCCAACCGAAATCATCAAAGTATTCTGAAAGGTGTAATGGGTATTCGGCGCGAGCAGTCACGATTGGATCAAGAGCAAACAGGCACTCTCTAATCTTGTCGGCAAAGGCAACTCGGCGATAGCCATAATGTTCAACGAGGATATTGGCGACTGTATCTTTCCCCGCGCCGGCTTTTCCTGAAAGGCCAATAATCATTTGCCACCCCATCCCCCACCGCGAAAATGCGCCGGTGTTGCTTGAATAACTTTGCTCATGGGCTTTTGGCATACAGGGCAATTAGGTACTGAGTCGTCTGTAAATTGCTGATACATCTCGATAGTTGAGGCATCGGCATTACAACGCCAGATATAGGTGGGCATTTAGAATAATCCAATCTGCTTAATGTCGGATGCAAGCCAAACGATGCACTCATTTCCGTTGGGGTTTTTGCGGGTTTTGCCTGAGTCATAAATCAATTCATCTTTGAGTAATGAGAGGCGAGTAGGGCGAAGGGTATCGCCAGGCATTTTGAGGATTGCTTGTAGCTCTTGATCCGTTGCGCCGTATTCCTGTTTATCAAGAATCAACTGATAAACCTTAGCGCGATTAGAACCAAATTTAGGCAGAGTCTTTTGATAAACGGCTAGGGAAGTGGCTCTCATTGTGGCAAACCATATTTCGCTATTGAAATTGCTGCTGCCTTTGTGCGTTTAGATGCCGCGTACCAATCGCTTGAAATGTCGGTAGGCGTTTCTAATTCCTCAAGGTCTTTAACAATCTGAGCGCGTAAATCTTTCAACGCTTGTTCCTTTTCCTCATCACAGGTCATTTGTTTTCTCCAATCGCAATTTGAGCGCAAATATCTTGAAGCTGAAGGAGTGAGTTCTCCAGCCCGTTTTTAACAATCTGCTTTCGGCGCGTTGTCAAATCAAGAGCGCAAATCTCGTCATAAATTGCCAAACGAGTTTTGGCTTCAATAACTGCTTGCATCCTTAGAACAATCTCTTGCCCTTCAGGAGTGTCCAAAATAAGTTGTTTATTCTTGATTTTCCAATGCTGGTCTTTGCAAAATAGTTTCATTCAATAGGCTCCTCAAAAGTTAGGGCAATCATAAAGATTGCGAATAAAGTTAAAACTACTGCGATCCAAAGTAGCGCGTTCATGGGTTGCACCGAAAGTGTTGGCAGGTTCCCATGTTGCACTCGCCGTGATTTTCGTGGCACTCGTTACACCAATCGTAACCGTAGGAGTGTGGGTTAGTAGTGCTTTCGCAATCGCAAGTTACACATTCGCAAATAGATTGATCTTCTTTGATAAGTTCGAGAACGCGAACATAAATGTCTGGGAGTATTGGTTTAAGGCTGGTCATTATGCACCCACCTTTTCAAATCGGCGAGCAAGAACTGAGTCAAAAGACTTGCCGTAATTAAAAGCGTATTTTGTAATATCTGCCAAACAAATCAAGCAGATTTCGCGGTTGTTGGTGTGAGCTAGAACTTCCACTTCATTGTTGCAAAGTGAGCAGATCATTTTTGCCTCCTGTCAGATTCTCCGTTCGTTCCTCTGACATGACAAAACTTACTCCCTACGCAATAGGGAAGCAACTATTTTCGGCAAAATCTTTATAACGATTTTGTTACTTTAGTCATCGAACAGATGTTCGTTTATTCCTCATCGGACTCTAGGGGCTGATCAAAAATTTCAATTTCTACATAGGCGTAAATTGCCCCCGTTGCGCCTCTTTTTCGCATCATCACAAGCTGGATCAGGGCTTCCCAGACTTCAGGCTCGCCGGTAAAAGTGCGACCCCCAAGAATGGTGACAATTTGGTGGCAGCCTGGGCAAAGGGCAATTAAATATTCATTTTCGGGATCGTTTTCTTTGCCAATTACATGGTGGCTTGATAAACCTTTTATATTTGTTCTTGAACATAATTGGCAGGTTCTTTCAGCCAATCCAATCGTGTTATTTCTCTTTCCTCCAAAATAACTTTGATTTGTTCGATAATCATTTCCGCATTGACGAGAGCAATAAATTTGCTTATTGGTGAATGGTATAAATTCTTTTTTGCAATTTGGGCATAATTTTTCGGGTAAATTGCTGTGTGTCCGGCGATGATCTATCCACCATTCCGGAAAATGACGCTCGATGGCCTGAGCTAGTGTTTCTGCGCTAAGACTATTTTTTTTGGCGAAAGTTGTTATTTTTTCATCCATAAAATCAATTTCATCTATGTAGCTTTTAAGGCTTGCTTTGTCGTAACCCTTGCCTCTTGGGATTTTTTTGCTGCCTTTATTGCCAACGTGATTACCTAAACCCAAACGGGAAATTTTTAACGCAATTCCGGCGTAGGGTCTGCCTAATCTATGAGCAATTTGAGCAATTGTTAAATTAGCCTCTTTGAGTTTTTTTAATTCTTCATACTCTTGTTCTGTCCAATTACGATTAGCCATTGGGTAGCCAATTTTCTGCAAGCGTTCATGAACCGCTTGACCAGCCATTCCAAGTTTTTTGCCCGCGTTCCAAACCGAACCCGTTAATTGGTAAGCCTCAATTATTTGTTCGTTGGTAAATCTCGGTGTAATCTTTGCCATATCAACTCCTTGTTAGTTGGTCACGCCCTCGGTGGTTCGCGCCACGCGGGGGTCTTTAATTTCATTAGTTTATCAGTTTGACAGAATAGCTGCTGGATCGGTGTGCCTTCCACCAAAAACTTAATCAAAACTCAATAGAAACTATCTCATCGGGAAGCATGAACTTCACGCGCCCCTCACCGAGATAGTTACGCATCCGAACTTCTAGCCCAAACTGTTCCTCTTCAATTTGAATAATGTCCCAGCGAGTTTCCCCGCGAACTAAGACATCCCCAACCTGAAGTTGTTTAGCCTTGCAAGTGTGTAGAGTTTTCATAAATCCCCCTGATCTGTAACTCTTACGGGATAAGCGTGACATAAATTACTTACGAGCGCAAACTAGAGCGCACCGAATCGGGCATTGGAACGCCTTTTGGCAGGTCATCAGCCGTGAACTTAGGTGGAACTATGGTGGGAACGCTAAAAGTCGTTCTAGAGCCATTCTGAGGCGTTTTACGGGGTAGTGGGTCATCGTTCCAAGAGCCACGATTGAGCCAAGTCGCCGGATGAGCCGTAAATTGCATTTCGCGGTTAGGGTCTTGAGCATAACGCTTTGCCCCTTCAAGGATTTCCTCAGCCGTAGCAATCTTGAGAGCCTTAGCGTAAACCTTGAGCGCATCTACCTTTCCGACTTTTCTTGGATAGACAGACCAAAAATCGGTGAATGACGATGTAGTTTCTTTATCTTTATCTATATCTTCCTCTTTATGGTTCAACGCCCGTTTAACGCCCGATGAACGACCTGCAAATGAAGCCTGAGCAGACTTTTCTTTTACGCGATTTAAGTCCAATTCTATGCGTGAATGTGTCCATTCGTTGCCATCAACTATAAAAAATTCGGCAAGTATTTCTCTGTTTTCATTCCACTCTTGAGGTGTCATTCGAGCTACAAATGCAAGGCGATCGCCGGTGTTGTCTAGTGGTTTTCCCCGTTGCCAGTAATTCATCAAAAGCAGCATATAAGCCCCATGCTGTTGCGCGTTAAGGTGCGCGGTGTCGGCTAGGTAATCGCTGACATAAAGTTGCATATATGGGAGTGATGTCATTTAATCGCCATCCATTCATCTAAGGTTTTATCTCTTTTGCTTCTATTGCACTTAAAACAAGCGGTAGCTAAATTTTCGTCTTCGTGGCCGCCGCCTTTTGCTACGGGATAAACATGGTCACATTCCAGCCGACCTCCGCGGCTACCACAGTATTGGCAGGTGTAATCGTCCCGCTCGAATATGCGAAGACGGATTTCATTCCATAAATGTGCAGGAAGTCGTGATGCCTTAAATAATGCAAATCCGTCTATCTGAATCCCACCTTCAGCTTCATCCCAAAGTCCTGCCTCGATTAACTCTAGGTGCGCCAAATCGTGATCTAACCGCCTAATGACTGCTTGAGTTAAAAACCCATCCGTAAGGTATTGATTGGCGTAACAAAGCCCTTCAATGTAAAGGCGAAATCCGGCGTTGCTCAACGGCAGAATTTTTGGGTTATTGGGAAGTGTGTCGTCTAACTTAATCCATGTCATTACTTGCCTCCATAAGTCTTTTCACAATCCAACTTACTACCGGAACGGCTACGGCGTTACCCATCTGCTTGTAGCGATGTGAGTCAGCCTGTCCATCAGTCCAGCCTTCTATCGTTTCAAGTTGGAATGTGAATAAACTCTTTTCCCCTGTTGGAGTTGGAATGAACCCATCTATGGCAGGACTCACAAAGGAGAACAAGGTTCGTAAGTTTTGTTCTAAATTCCTCAAATCGGTAGGGGATGATGTGGTGGACATGATGGCGTTGGGTGCTTTGATCAAACTTGAATTGGCATCGCTGGCAAGTTGCTTGATCGCGCTCCCAAACTGCTTTTCGGCAAAGTTTCCAAGCGTTACTTCGGTTAAAATCTTTTCTTCGTTCCGGCGTAGTTCCACCGCGCCACCAATGGTTATTTGCTCCACTATTTGCATCAGCCCAACACTCGCTTGAACAAAATCGTCTGTCTTTATAGGCAGGGCTAACCAATTTTGATTTCCCACATTGTTCGCAGACCAAATTAAGTTTCCTTGACTGAGTATTTCTACTTGCCTCGCCTCGCAATTTATACGCACAAGAATTTGAGCAGGTTCGCTTATTTGCTGATTCTTTGGACTTGAACTGCTTAACGCAGACCAAACATTCTCGCTCGACTTGCCGTTTCCGGCACTCCCAACAAACTTTTGCCACTTGAGATTTTGGATTTCCGCATCCACAAGGCTCGATAGATGGTCTAAGCATAGGTCAAATGTAGCAGTATTTTTAACATCAGGGAATCCTTGCAATCTTTCGCACTCCATAGGAGTTAAGCGGCGAACGGTCTGAGATGTAGCCACCGATGCGTGTTGGCGGGTATCAAGCGTGTAAGCGGGAGCATTAGCCTCGCCTATTCCCGTCCCGTTTTGATGTTTTTCTACCTCTCTCCCATCGTCAATCGGGTAAGCAACTGCCATGCCCCCACCTCCCTTTCTTAAAGTTGGCGAACTAACTTCACTTGCTTGCGGATCAAGCCCTTGCGTGTGACTGAACATCAAAACTGTTGCCCTTGTATCTCCCCCATCAAATGCGTTCAATGTAGGAACCACCCCCCCCCTCTAGCCAAGTTTCATAATCGTCTACTGATTGCGCTCTGCGTGACTTAATAAACCAATTTATTATCGGATACATATTGATTGCCTACCCCTTTAGCATCACTAGCAGTTAACGCACCAATAAGGTTTCGCTGCCCCCCCCCAGAACACCACCGCTTGCTTTTATTGTTGCTGAGGTAAGGTCATTTCTGAACTGTCCAAAACTTGATTCGCCAAATGCTCCAACGCTTTCTGAAGTTGCTCTGGTAGTTGTTTTCCTCTGCGGTTTGCCCTCCGCAAGATACCCTCGGCGGCCTTCGGCGATAGCGAGTATTTCAGCAGATGTTTTCCAGTCGTCTCCAAGATTTCCGACAATGAAGATTCGGCGACGGCGTTGGGGTACTCCAAAGTATTGAGCATCAAGTATTCGCCATGAAACGCTATACCCGAGTTCAACCAACGCATTGAGGACAATTCCAAAATCTCTTCCCTCGTTGCTTGAAAGTAAGCCAGGGACATTTTCAAGGATGAAGTGCTTTGCTTTTGTTTCTTCGAGAAGTCTGACAACTTCCCAAAATAAACCACTTCTGGTTGCGTTTCCTTCTGAGTCAGATAATCCCTTGCGTTTTCCAGCCACGCTGACATCTTGGCAGGGGAACCCACCGACAATAATTCCATCTGAGTTGAATCCTGCATTAAATAAATCCTCTCCAGTTAAAGTTGTAACATCTGAAAATAGTTGAGCATTGGGAAAGTGACGAGTAAGTATCTTTTGCGCGTGTTTATCAATCTCGCAAGTTGCCACTACCTCTGCACCGTTGCGCTCTAGGGCTAAATCAAACCCACCGACACCGGCAAATAAACTGACTGCCTTCATTCAATCTCCTTCACGGCTTTAATCGCAATAGCAAAAACACTATCAACCCATGAAGCAAATGATCCATGAGGCAAATCCTGAACCTGCAACCAATCTCTGCGAGTGTTCTCTAATTGCTCAATAGCTTTTTGTTTTGCCTTTTCATTGACGGCTGAAAGGTGCTGAATAAGTAATTTCTGTTCGGCAAGTTTCTGCGATGGTTCCATTTCGTAAGCCTGTTCAATTAGCTCTAAATGATTGCATTTCCTTTTAGTAACCGAGCAGCGAAACTCATGCTCAAACTGAAAGGCTTTAATTGCCTCCTGAATAACTTTCACGCTTCACCTTCTTTGCCTTAGATGCCTCGTACAAGGTTCGCAAATTTACTCCCCACTTATCCAAATCCCGGCGTAACGCGCTAAGAAATGGGTTGTAAAAATCTTTCTTGGCAAGATACTTTCTTTCGACTCCCGAAACCCCGCCATACATTCCGTACTCTTCGCGGTTAGCGTATGCCCATTTAAGGCATTGCTGGCGGATCGGGCAAGTAAAACAAACGGCGCGAACTTGAGAAAATTCCAAACCTTTATGGCGTAGCAATTCCTCTTCTAAGAAAAATAAATCCGTACCAACTCCGCGACAGTTAGCAAGAGTCCAATCCACATCTGAATAAGAAATCTCATTTATTTCCCTTGACATCCAATTTCCCCCGTTGCATCGTAAAAAGAACAATAATGAGAACAAAAGAATCCAGCCGACTTCTCTGGAGCAGGTGGTTCGGTGCGTGACTGAACATCTTCCACCCATGCCCTAGCCTCATCTACAAGTTTTGGGTTGTAATCATCCTCCCAAACTCGAATGTCGCTCATCTTTCCATCACGGGGAATGAATACCAATCCAACTTTCTTAACGGGGTATTCTTGAGAGATAAGAGAAGCGTAGATATTGACTTGCATCTTTTGTTGTTTTGTAGGCAGTCCACCCTTAGCCATTTTCGCCAGGGTAACTGATTTCCAATCATAAACAGTTTCAGCTTCGCGCGAATAGAAATCACAATTACCCTTGAAATACTGATCGTGAAAATTACCCTCAAGGATAAAATCATCACCAAATACATCGTAAGCCTTCAACGCCTCATAAATCGCTGAGTGCATCGCTGTACCAATAATCGCGGCTAGGTTCTCCGTTTCAAAGTTGGTTTTCGGCGTTCCTTGAATAATGTGCCACGCTTGCCGGCGACACCCTCCAACCGATGAAGCCCCAAGAGCAGTTTGTTTAGAACGCTCTCGGTTGGAATCGGCATCTTTGAGAGCCGTGACAAGGGTTTTAACTATGTCCATTAAAGTTCCATGCTCGACTTGATAGAAGATGAAATTGAGCGAGTGATGTCCACCTGAGTTTTCAAGCGGTTGGCGTTAGCCCTTGCCGCCTTGACTTGAGCCTCTGCCATAGAGAGCGCAAAGTGCAACTCCTCGTTCTCAATAAGAGCCTGATCCTCACGCATGGTGACGGTCATTTTCATATCGGTGTGCGAGTTTTTAATGCGAGATTTTGCCATGCCTACTTCGTATTGGGCGGTAAGTTGTTGGAAACGGGTTTCGGCCGTTACCAAATCCGCGTGAGCCTCATCAATTTCTTTAGACAAATCAAAGAGGCGTTTTTCAATTTGTGCTGGAGTTATCACAGAACCTTACCTCCCCCAATATGACCTGCCCAAAAAATCATCCCGCCAAATACGGCAGTCCAAAAAACAAAGCGAACAACAGAGCGAACGCGGTAATAATTACGAGAACGCTCGCTAGTAGGTAGTGGGTGCATCATGCTCACTTTTCCAACTCCTTCTTGCGGTTAGAGATGACTTGGTTAAGAGTCTTGCCATCAATGACCACCGTGAGAAGTCCAGCCTCTTGTGCGCCGGTGTAGAACATCTTCAACTCAGCGACAGATTCAATTCCTGCAACTTGCTCGATTGCTTCCTTAGCGAGCGCAAGAGTTTCAGGAGATACGGTTGGAGTTGGCTTGTGTTCCTCTTTGGCATCTCCGCGAGAATCGGTAAGGTCAAACAAATCTCCCTTATGCCACAAATCTAAAGCCGCACCAAAACGCATACCAGCATTACGAAGCGCATCACCGATAGCCTCTTTGACTGCTTGAGTTCCGCGTGAGTTTCCTGAATCGCCATAACCAATACGAGTGATCCCGCAAACTGTTAGGCGAATCCATAGACCGCCCTTTTCATCGAGCTTAGGCAAGCCATCCTCGCCAATAGCAAAAGGCTCCCAAGACCATTCAAGGTCGGTTTCAAGAAGTCGCTTAGTAAGTGCAGCGTGACCTACATAATCCAACTTCATATTGCCTTTAGGAATCTGATTAATTTCATTAGGCGCAAATGGTTCAAGCATCTTTGCGACTGGATTTACTGCCTTTTCAGCCATGTCCGTTCCTTCCATGTTCTGCCCTTGTTGGCATTAGTTACACCTTAAAGCAGACCACCGACAAAAGGCAAGCATTTTGAGCAATTATTTTTGGTGTTACCCTTAGCCTATGATTGCGGTGCGGATGCAGATTTATGGGCTAGTTGTCGAAATTGACTCAGGCGATAGTTACCCAGACCAAGCGCACGACATAACCAATAGAGCGATTGAATCTTTTGCCTCAGCCTTAGATTTAGTGAAGGCGGCGGGAATCGTGGTTTATGACCCAGAGTTTGACCCCGAAGATTTGAAAGATTAGTATTTGCGCCCCCTGAAACGCAAAATAACCCCCACCGATTAAAGTGGGGGTTATGTGTTTTAACGCATAATTTTATACCTCTAGAGGTATAATTTAAGAAACGCCTTTACTCAAATTGCAGAATACATGGCTGGGTTTAATGTTTTCCAAAGTGTGCGAACCGCCATTAATTAAGGCAATTACATGATCTAAATGCAATCCCTTAGGGTCCTTTTGGCGATTAGCTTCAAGGTCAATCGGTTCACCGCATATATGGCAATTTGTACCCCATTTTTCTAATACCATTTGGCGGGTAACTGTTTCAACAATAGGCGCGTTCTTTTTTCTTGCATATCTCGCAAAATCTTTAGCCTTTTTCTTTTCAGGATTTGCTTCGCGCCAAGCCTTTTCAACCGCTTTAACATGGTCGGGATTTTTAGCGCGATATTCACGGCTTTTCTTTGCCCGTATATCTTTAATTTTTTGATTGCGAAGTCTGACCTTTTCGTTAATGGCAACTCTGCATGGATCACAAGTTTTTTCACCATTTGCTTCGTGCGCTTTATAACCAGCAGAACTTCCGCATTTTTGACGGATTAATGGTTCCTTTGTGCAAGGTATTGTTCTAGACCTGCGATATTCTCTGCCAGCAATCTTGCAAGGCTCGCATTTTGATTCATGTCTTTTGCTGTGTGCTACAAAACCAGCATAAGTTCCACATCTTTTATCAAAAGTGGGTTTTGATCTGTTATTGTTTTCCATTGTACGGTTCCTATTCAATCGTGCCGGCTCTGGGGTGTTTCTAGCACCGCCAGAGCATTTATTGTAACACTATCTAGTTTCCCCCGCGAGAACGGATAAATCTCTTCGAGGATCGTAACCATCGCCAACAACTAACGAAATAATGCCAGTAGGCGATTCAAGACCGCGCGAATCTCTAAACCAAGCAGACCCACCATCCATTGCTGGAACTTGTAGCCACAATCTCGGTCCGACTTGTTGAGCGCGAAAATGATGATAGTGACCTGTCAAAAGAATATCGGCGTTGCCTATTGGCGTTCTGCCCGTAGCTTGACCTTGCCACCATTTAGCGGCATCTCTTGACTGATGACCGTGAGCCATGCCAACAATCACCCCATTTAATTCAATAGCAAGAGTTGAGTTATCTCTTTCGGGGTAACGAAACTCAACATGAGCGAGCGCCGGATTTTCAGCGCAAGCATCTTGAACGGCTGCGACAATATCCAACTGCCAAGAGTCGGTTGGATCATTAAGGGCAATGCGGTGAACCTCGTCATGGTTGCCCGGTACTGCTGGAATTATTAAACGCTCTGTAAGTGGAGCAAAGGCCTTAACCCAGTTCATTAGAACTCGGCGACCTAAGCGAACCTGTCCCGTAATCCCTAAATCGCTACGGTTGAGAACCTTGCCGTGTTGCGATACTGAACCCTCGATGCAATCACCAAGTTGAGGCAAGCAGTTAGTTCCAATCGGGCGACCCAATTTAACTAATTCGTGATGGCGGTGGACTGATTCGTCAATGGCGCGGAAAACTCTATTGACTGTCCCCTCGGTTCCATCTCCACCGTCTTTGCCGTATTGAGTATCGCCAATCGCATAGACCCCAGAGAGATCGCCTTTAGTTGGTTTGTGTTTGCTAGGTTTCCATTTCTTAACTTCGGCAATAAGTTGCTCAATGTCAATTTCTAATTCGTGGCGTACTTGTTGCGCTGGCTTGATTGATACACGCGCCGCCTCTAACCATTCTCCATCGTATCTTTGCCAGCGAGATTTGCGAACGCTCACAACTGTCCAAAGAGAAGGGTCTAAGTCAAAATCTTTGAATAGAGCGACTGCATCGGGAAGTTCGCCCGCGTTGCGAGGAGTTGAAATAAAATAACCCCCGTCATTACCGACATCTAACCTAGCTCGCCAGTCTTGCGGGGTGTTTGTGTTTTTAATATCCGAACCCGAATTGGCAAGTTTGGAAAGGTCATCGGCAAGGCTCATTTGAAACACCTACAACCTTTTCTCCTGTGCTTGTAAATAGTTTCTTTGCCTACCTTGTATCCATTAGAGTTAAGCAAATCCCATAAGGCGGTAGATGCAACTGCTTTATTGTTCAGCGCCGATTGAAAAGCCTCTTGCTCATCTTTGTTCATAGCCTTTAGCGCGGTATCAACTGAGCAAGCAAATCCAGTTCCAACCGATGTTTTTTCTAATTCCTTTAATGCTGAAATTAAATCCATTTTGCCCCCTTTGCCTAAATCTTACCAATAAAAAAAGCCCCCGCCTTTTATTGACGGGGGTGTTTTGCTGGATTGATAGCACTCACGCCAGCGAGCAATATTTAGTTTTTTCCGAACATTGGCAATTTACCAACACGCGAAACTTAGCACATTATTTAACCAAATTGCTGTTTATCTTGATTATTTGCTTAACATTCGCGCCTTCAGTTTTTGGGGCATCGGCTATCGGTTTGGTAACTCCCCCATCATCAATGTTGGCAAGGTATGGGGTAGCGATGTGGGATTCGGGGGTGATACTTGGATCAGCCATAGAGTTATGGGACACCAAGCCACCTGAAACAAACCCAATCAAGATATAACCAAGATGCGGTAGGTCATGCTGAAAGCCCGTAGCCGCCCAAGTTGAGAACGCGCCGGTCATGGCGATTGCTAATTGTTTAGCATCAAATATATGAAACTTGAAATGGTCTTTTAATTTCATAGTGTGCCTTTGAGTTCATCGTAAATAATCTGCGGAACGCCCGTAGCCTTAATGCCCTGTTTAGCCTCGTATTTTGTCAGCGCGGTTTGGGTCTGAGTATTCATAATTCCTGTGACATATTGGGCGGGAAGTAGGCCAGCCTTGAGCAAAGCCTTTTCCACCGTCATTACGGCATCATTCTTTTGACCCAGATTGAAAGCGGTCTTAGAAATGGGGAAAGGTGGAGCTACAAACACAGTTTTAGCGGGGGTTGTAGCCGTTGGCGTAGTGGTCAATAAACCGCCGTGAAATGCCCCTGTCGCGCCCGCAATTACTGTTCCCGTTCCCCCGACTACGGCCGTAGCCTTCTTGCTTGTAATCCCTTTAGAAACGGGTTTTAGGGGTATTGGGTATTTAGGTCTAACAATTGCGGCAATAAAGAGATAAGGGCGATGAACGCGCCAACATCCGCTTTCATGTACCGAATCATTGGGGTTGCCGGTATTAAAGCCAATAGTGGTAATTCCATCGGGTGAGGCGTTCTCGATAATCTCGACATGGTCTACGGTGCCGTCTGAGTTCCAGTCAAAAAATACCAAGTCGCCAGGTTGTCCCGAGTATTTATTGACAACCAATCCTTGCCGTTGGAACCAGGGCAACGCGGCGGGGTTATAGGCAAAGCCTTTAGGAGTTTGCGCGGCAACAAGGTATGACAATCCGACCTGAGCAAAACACCAACTTACACCCATAGCGCAATAAGGCGCGTTTTTAATCCCGTACCAATCGCCATAAGGGTTTTCATCTTGCGCCCCTGCATGGAAACCAATTTGAGAACGGGCTACATTTAAGACATCAAGCGCGGTGGACATTTCCCCTCCTAAATAAACAGAAACCCCCAACCGAAGTCAGGGGTTTCAAGCCATAAGACGAAGCCTACGGCGATGCAATCTTATTTTACTTGGTTGTTTCGGCAGTTACAATTTTTTGAGCATTGGCAATAGCCGCATCAACAATAGGCGCGGTGAGAGTTGCAGGTGCGCCGGTTACTGCATCAATTTGGTTCACAAGTGACTTAGGGTTCACGCGAGCCAAAATTGGGGCAAGCAATCCACCAACTAGAGCCTTAGCAGCCAAATCCTTGAGCGAGGCATGAGGATAAATTTCATGTGCAGCAAAAGCAGCAGCGGCAATACCGTATGCGTAATGCTCTACAAGTGCCTTTTCCTTTGCGGTGATTTTTAGATTGATTTTTGTTGTCATTGTTTTTCTCCCTTAGGTTGAACCGAAATGTGTTCGGCGGCAGGTAGCGATCCTGCCTTTCT